GCTAGGTCGCTTGCCGTCTCAGTGATCGATTCTTCCGCTAAGTCCCAGTGGCAAGCGTGTAGCATCTCGTGGATAAGCACGTCTAGTTCCCGCTCGCCCGATAGGTGAGGCTGAACGGTGATTACTCGGTGATCCGCATCGCAAAGGCCGTCGAGCTTGCGAGGTAGCTTTTCGCGTCGGATCGTCCAGTATTTTTTGCGAAGACGGCAACGCATTATCCACCTCGCACGATACCGCCGTCTGCTATGCGAAGATTGGTGACGTCGAAGTCACCGCTAGCTGCGGTTTCGACGTACGCGAACCCGTGATTCCACCGATTGATGCGAGCGTATTCGGCGTTGAGGTCGCACAAGCAGCCAGTTGACCACACAAAGCATTCATCATGCCACATGTTCGGCTCACAGTGGCCGCTAGTCTGATGAGAGTGCCCGACCAATACAGTATGCTTCGTACGCATCCAAGCCCCCCTAGCTGCGTTCACAGGGCTTGAGATGCCCTTGGGTAACTCGTGCCCGTGAAGTATTGGAAGTTTGCCTAGCATGATTGGCCGCTGATCCTCAACCCACTCAACGCTATGCTTTTTGAGTTGCAGGATTTCGGGCAGTTGAAGCGGATTGAGATCCCATATCTCAGGAGCCTTTGCCCATACAAACTTATTCCATCTCTCTTCGTGATTTCCAGCTTTGTAGATTATGCGAACTTTCGCAAATCGCTTGCGAATATGCGATAGCATTGCATCGACGATTTCTAACTCTCGTTTCATACCAACCCGCTCTGGATTTCGATCCCATCGACTCACCCCATAGAAGTCGGCGAAGTCCCCGTTGATAACCAGCGTGTCAATGCGATGCTTTGCAAGCCAATCTAAAGCAGTCTCAAGAGCTATGTCCGAATGGTACGGGCTGTGAACATCAGAGATGACGCCGCATCGCGTCTTGCCCTTTACTTCAAATGTCTTCCAAGGCTGAGCTAGCGAAGGTGGTAGCGGTGGCAATTGACCCGCTTTCCCCGCTGGCCTTTGTTGCGTTGCATAGCGTCGGCTTTCAGTTCCATGCTGACCGCGAATAACGCGAATCATGGTGCGAGCGGATTCAATCGTGAACGCTTCGGGGTGATCTTTCGCAAGTCGCTTTGCCAATGTCAAATTCGGTGTACTGACGAACTTGCGGCAAAGCTCTTCGGCCCACTCCCTACCCTTCGTTCTTTTTGCCATCGCCTTTACTCCATTGCAATCTTGCCTCTTCAACGGTCAACTCAGGCTTTCCGAGTTTGCGATTAACCCAGTTGTGCAATTGTACACCCCAAAGCCAATAGGCGTCTGGCGATGAGAAGTCGGGAGGGTTTGCGGCTTTGTAATGATCGTAGTTCGCACGACAGGAGCATCCATATCGCGGAATTGTTGCTTCCCATTTAATGTGCCAATCAGCATCGCACCCGTCGTATTCGTGCAACACCTTCCAGGGGTTAACCTTCGGCGTGTATACAGTGCCGAGGAATGTCCTAGTAACCTTCTGTGGCCTTGGTTGCTCGCCTGTGTCCGTGAATTCGTATCCGTCCCAAGTGTCTCTAGGAAACATTACGCAAGTCCAACCGTAACAGAGGGAAGCGATACGCAAGTGTTGCCGACCGTGTTATTTGTCCTCGTTGTTATGCATGAGAGATTGCTGAATTTGTAACCGCAAACAGGGCCTAAAAGCGGACATTGAGTAGTTGACACACCGCCATTAATAAGCAGTTCGGAACAGCAATCGCCTGATTGGCAAAGACCGGGCAGAGGCGGCATCGGCCCGCCAAAGCAGTCGTTGAAAGCAGTGTTTCGGCAGTCGCCTAGAGGATTGATGTCGCATTCATTGACAACCGCCGTTCCGCACATTGTTGACCATGTGTAGAGTGGCACTCCTAATTCATCGAATCCGCGAAGTCTTCCAATCCTATCAATGCCAACACCTATGGTGTTACAAAACCTGCTGATCTTTAGGTAGCATGGACTTCCTTCTTGGTAGACATTGTTGGCGAAAGATCCCGGCTGCTCGTAACCGTTTTCTATGACCTCAAAGCACTTAAACTGACCCGTCGAAGAATCAAAATAGATAGGCTCTGGAGTAGTCGCAACTGACTGCCCGACAATCTGCAATGTGCATGGTATCAAGCGGAAGAACCCAAGTCCGCCTGGCTCCATCGGCCAAGTAGGGATTGGCGGCAAACAATTTGTTCCAGGCGACAATCCGCAATTGTAGTTTAATACTGTGCAACCTGTTTTTCCATCGCAGCATGAGAACGGCGAGTCGTCGCTTTCTGTGATAGTCACATCCCCTATATCTGGCAAGGTGTCGTACAGTTTCATCCTGCTAAAAGACACAGTCGTCGGCCCCCCAATGAACGATAAGTCTTCCTCGTCGTGTTCCCCGCAATCATCGCTGTTCACTCCTGACTGATCGACCCATGAATTAGAGACCGAGCAGTTGTCGACCTCATAATCGCCTGTGCATGTTGTTGTTCCTGTCGAACTTAATTGAACCCGCGAAAGTTCTTCGTTGATCTCAAACTCCCACGATGCAGCGACGTAGTATTTGCAAGCAGACTCGGTTTCCCCACTGCAAAGAACTCGCACCTTTCCTACAGATATACTGATCGCTTTAAGCCTTCTTGATTGACGAAAAAACAACCTTGCCGCAGACTGAACAGAAACGTTCCTTGTCTGAACCGCAATGCAATCGCAGTCGAATTGCGTATCTGGCGGGTAGTTTCCAGGGGGAACAAATAGGACTTTCGATCTGTATAGAGTTGCGTCAAATGAAAAATCAGCAGTCTGCTTTGCGTACAGGCTGCACGTTATATTAGTCCAAGGCTCACAAGGAAACTCGAACCGTGCTTTGTAACAGCACGACTCTCGCACGAACTCCGCGACCGGATCCTCTTCGCTAGGCTCTTCGCCTTCGCAAGTCGTCGCGTTAGGCAGTTTAAGAGTTGCCGTTGTGTACGGCATTTCCTCAGGCTCTAGGCAACAATCGCAACAGCACCGACCGAACCCACCCATTTAGCAAACCTCCACCGCTACCCATTTGGCATCCACTGGGAATATCATAACAACCGCGTTGGAACTCACTGCAACGCTAGTAGGATTCCACGCCGTATACGTCACGCTGCCGCTCGTCCAATTGCCTGACGCCGGTTGCTTCGCTGTAACCGTACCGCTTGAGTTGGCCGGTATTCCGCCGGATCCAGCGACCGCTATCAGTGGAGTCTCGCAAGCTATGACGCGGATGACATCTTCTTCAATGTCATCATCGCCCAGGCAAGTGAACAAACATCCCTTGCCGACCTCGAAACTGCTTGCGTTAGGCCCTATCCGCGTTCCGACCGCTAGCGTTGTGCCATCGGTCTTGATTCGGTAGATAGGCCCCCACTGAGCCGTGCCGTAATCGTCCGCAATTACTTCACGATCTCCATTGACAAGAAACGGCCCCATAACGCCCGCGTAATCAAAAGGCCGCTTGACCTCAAGATAGTTACGACCGCCAGTCTCTTCGGTGCCGGTGATCTGGATGCAACCATAGGGCGGTATCGTTGCACCTGACTTGTTGACAAATGAAATCGGCGTCGGCGT